ATCAACCTTTGGCATTTGTACAGTTCTTTTCTTTCTCAAATAGTAAACGTGCATAAATGCAGAACCGTGTGTTAAGCAGTCTTTCCACCAAGTCATTAACCTGGCTTTGAATTTTCTTCTCTGGAATAGGTTGTTTAATAGTTCCTGTATTACTCTAGCCTTTCTCTTATCTCTTGGCTCTCTTGAATCGTCTGGTCTAACAACATACTGCACATTAAGCCTCTTTAGCTTCTGCATAGTAGACTCAATTCTTCCCGAGGTCATTGGAGATTTAACATCTGATTCAAACTCATCTGCTGCAGGTAATTCGCTATACCCAATGTCTATCTTTTCTTGCGTATCCCAGACATCATTCCAATTCTTCTCTGCATGATATGAATTATTCTGCCTTGCATTTCTCGAAGATACAAAGGCCGACCTAACTTTCTCGATTGGTCCAGACTCTTCGAGTGTATAACGTCTCTTTGGAAGTGATTGTTCCATTCTTTTATATTTTTAGATTATTGTTCCAAAATAATTTCGTCCCGTTCTCTACTATATCTAGGAATGAATGTTCTCTCTAAGAATTCTCCCGAACTATCAGAGGTTATTTTGCCATACTTTAAGTTTTTAACAGCCTTTGGGCCGTCTACAAATACTTTTACTCTTACAACCTGAATGTCTCCACCCTTTACTTCCATTGTACATAGGTCATACTTCTCGCCTAGGTCATTAAACCAAGGCCAAAATGCATTTGGAATGTTATCCGTAGAAATAGGATTTCCTATCATTATGTTTCCCATATTATGCTTTACAACTCATTTTATGTCCATTCAGTTTCTTTGCACTATCAAACCCTTTTTCACACTTAGGGCAAGTAAATACTTCTGCCTTAGCTTCAACAACTATAGGTTCAGCATCAACTTCCTTCTCTTCTTCAAAATATGATATATCATTTCCTGTAACTTGCAAAGTTTTACTGTCTCTTTGAACGTCGGTCTGATTGCCTGGAAGTGGTTCAAATTTCATAAATCCTTCTGGTTGTGTTTCAGTTCCATCCTCTTTTATCTTTGTCTTATATTCAAATCTTGGTGCTAAACTTCCCTTTGCTCTTTCGTCAATAAGTTTCTTTTCTCCTGGTTTTAGAACAAACACGGACTTCAAATTTCCGTTACTTGGGTCATCCACCATATTGATTCTCTTTGTAACCATAAACTTCTTAACATACTCACCCTTGAACAACTGTCTTGTCTTACCACCACCTGCATTTGCAAGTTTCTCTTGCTCTGAGAAATAAACATCGAACTCGGTCCTAAACACATCACCAATCAACTCGTAGTCCCAATCCGTCATAAACGGTTCGGTTCTCTTATAGTTGTCGGCCAGACTAACATAGAATTTATTCATGCTACTACTTAATAAAATTATTTATAACCAGACCTTGGGCGATAATCCCTCTTCTTAACCTTAAAGGAATTACTGCTTTCAAATCTCGATGGAAGTCTATCTAAAGAGACCAGTGTATAGCGATTTTCGTCGACACAATGGTCCTCTTGCGAACTATCTAAGTCTTCCTTCTTACTCACATTACCAGACCTTGATTGATAGTATATCAATTGCGGTATAGTTCTAATTATATTATCACAACTCCTGAAGTATTTCATCATTGGCTCCTCGTAGGGTTTGTGTGACAAGTAACTCTTCATTATTCTCCAGCCCTCTACCCTATCATTATTTCCCAACTCAACTTCACCAATCTTAAACCCATATCCCAAACCCTCTAATACGGAAGTACTTGATAATCCAGTTTGGCTGTCAGTTCGCTTCATTGAGGGGTCTACCACCAACTTATAAATCCTATCCCAGTATCCTAAATCTTGAAGCTGTCTTTTTATATTCTCTGCAGCGACACCGAGGTCTTCTTCTTTTTGGTAGTATTCCCAAACACACCAAACCCTCTGGTCGTTATCAACTGCGTATAAGTGTACTGACCTCCACTCCCTAGTTCCATCATCCCAACCTAAAATAAGTCTCCATTCTTCTGGTACTTCAAAGTCGTCTACAATATGTCGAGTAGGGTCCCACTCTGTGAAAAACATTCCTGCAAACAAGTTCCAATCCCCTTCTAATAGCGCCTTTCT